AGCGAGAACATCAGCAAAATGGTCAAGAAAGAGAAGCTGCCACAGAAGCAGGCTGTAGCTATTGCCTTGTCTAAAGCTGGTAAAAGTAAAACAGTTAAGAAAAAAGCTAAGTAATGCAGAACCGGGCTAAGACATACAACGTATCCTGCTTGGTAGAAGACCAAGTCTATACGTTGTATACCTGTCCAGAAAATTGCAGGTCTCATATGAACCTGCTGTATGTGGTCAATGCCAATGGCAATACGACAATTGACATTGAGTGGCAGAGGGCAGATGGTTCCCACATGCATATTCTTGGTGGAAAGAATACTGTCCTGGGTGATTTTATCCAATGGTCTGATGCTTACATTGTGTTTGAACCTGGGGATAGAATAGAGATCATAGCCTCTGGTAATGCTTCCCCGCATATCGATGTGATGTGTACGGTAGAAGAATACTTCCTTCCTAATAGGACATACTAATGCCTGCAACCAAAACAAAGTCACGGGTAAATGAAGCAGGTAACTATACCAAGCCTTCTCTTAGGAAAAGGTTGTTTGAGCAGATTAAAGCAGGCACAAAGGGCGGGGCTGCTGGACAGTGGTCAGCAAGAAAAGCACAGATGCTTGCTCGTGAGTACAAAGCACAAGGTGGTGGATACAAGTGAGCGTGTTCGCAGCCATAGTGTTTTTCTGCACAGTGGAGGGTGAGTGCATGTTTTGGAAGCATGCAGAAACTTTTCAGACCAGAGAAAAATGCATGGCTGTACTAGAGCAGGCAATGGAAGAAATAAGTACCAATCCAAAAATTAATTCTCATGCAGGTAACTGCTTTGATATCAAATGGCCCAAAGTAACTTAAAGAAACCTCAGCAGTCTTTGAAGGCTTGGACGCAACAGAAGTGGCGTACCAAGAGTGGTAAGCCTTCGACTCAAGGCCCAGAAGCTACAGGTGAAAGATATCTACCTGAGAAAGCTATTAAGGCTTTAAGTGATTCAGAATACAAAGCTACATCCGCAGCTAAGCGTGAAGGAACTAAGAAGGGTAAACAGTTTGTAAGCCAACCAAAGGCTATAGCTAAGAAGGTTCGACCTTACAGAAAGACAAAATAATTATGGCAAGACAACTTACAGAACGACAGCAAAAATTCCTAGATGTCCTCTTTGATGAGGCACATGGTGATGTTGTACGTGCAAAACAACTGGCAGGCTATTCGGATAACGTCAGTACCACGGAAGTGATCAAAGGCATCAAGGAAGAGATTATGGAGCGTACCCAGCTTTATATGGCTCGTAATGCTCCCCGTGCCGCTATGTCACTGGTAGGTGGTATGATTGATCCTACGGAACTTGGATTGCGTGATAAACTGAATGCAGCTAAGGATCTATTGGATCGTGTAGGTTTGGTGAAGACAGAAAAGGTGCAGGTAGAAGCTACTAATGGATTGATGATCCTGCCACCTAAAGATAAAGAAACAGAAGCTGAAGAATAACTAGCGGTATGGAAGGTAGAAACGGACGTGTGTTGCCTGTACGTCCTAGTGCTGGTAAGTGGATATTGCCCCAGCCAAAGGACGCATTTGAATCTGGAGAGTTTGTACCGATCCCCCGATTGTCTGCCCGCACCGTACCGTTTGGTTATTTGGTAGATCCAGAAGACCCAGACATACTGCTGCCAATACCAGAAGAGTTGTTGGCACTAGAGCAAGCAAAGAAGTATTTAAAAAGGTATTCATCAAGACACGTAGCAGCATGGCTGACCAAAGTAACCGGACGATCTATATCACACACAGGACTGCTAAAACGAGTTAAAGATGAGCAAACAAATCAAAACAGGACTACAACGTTTAAGTCTTGGGCCAGGAGACTTAGAAAAGCCCTCGAACTTGCCGAAAGGTACCAAAATACCCGGGGGGCCAGGGAGACCAAAGAAGGAAGACAAGAAGATAGAGATCGAGTTACCGCCGATTGAAGAGGAAGTAACGGAGATTGAAGGGGCAAAATTTGCCGATCCAGTATCGTTAGAAGAACAGAATGTAATTTTCAAGCCTAACCCCGGGCCACAGACAGCTTTCTTGGCTGCAGGGGAAAGGGAAGTGTTATACGGAGGGGCTGCAGGAGGTGGCAAATCATATGCCATGCTTGCAGACCCTTTGCGTTATATGGGGCACCCCCAGTTTAGTGGTCTATTGCTGCGTCACACAACGGAAGAGTTACGTGAACTTATCTGGAAAAGCCAAGAAATGTACCCAAAGATTTACCCGGGTATTAAATGGTCAGAGAGAAAGATGCAATGGGTTACCCCACAAGGCGGAAGATTGTGGTTTTCGTATCTGGACAGGGACGAAGACGTACTCAGATACCAAGGATTGGCCTTTAGTTGGGTGGGTTTTGACGAGTTAACGCAGTGGTCTACCCCGTTCGCATGGAATTACATGCGTTCACGTCTGCGTAGTACGGCACCTGACCTGCCGATCTACATGCGGGCTACGACTAACCCGGGTGGCCCGGGACATGCGTGGGTAAAAAAGATGTTTATTGACCCGTCGAGACCCGGTAAACCCTTCTGGGCTACGGACATTGAGAGTGGTGAGACGCTGACATACCCCAGCGGACACAGTAAAGCAGGACAACCGCTGTTTAAACGTAGGTTTATCCCAGCATTGTTGACGGATAACCCGTATCTGGCAGACCAAGGTGACTATGAGACCATGCTTTTGTCCCTGCCAGAACACCAACGCAAGCAATTGCTGGAAGGAAATTGGGATGTATCAGAAGGCGCAGCTTTCCCAGAGTTCAATCGACAGATACATGTTGTTGAACCTTACGATATTCCTAGGAGTTGGGTTAAGTTTAGAGCGTGTGATTATGGTTACGGCTCATTCTCTGCTGTGTTGTGGTTTGCTGTCAGCCCTTCCGAGCAGATTGTTGTCTACAGAGAGTTGTACGTCAGCAAAGTCCTAGCAAAAGACCTAGCAAGAATGGTGTTGGAGTTAGAAGCCAACGATGGAACGATTAGATACGGTGTATTGGACTCAAGCTGCTGGCATAAACGGGGTGACACCGGCCCATCGCTAGCAGAACAGATGATTATGGAAGGCTGTAGATGGAAGCCTTCTGATAGATCGGCAGGTTCACGTGTCTCCGGTAAGAATGAGGTACACCGCCGATTGCAGGTAGATGAGTTTACAGAAGAACCTAGGCTGGTTATAACTAGCAACTGCACCAATTTGATTGCCCAGTTGCCGATTCTTCCTTTGGACAAGAATAACCCAGAAGACATCGATACAAAAGTTAGCTTTGACCACTTATACGACGCTTTACGATATGGTATAATGAGCAGACCGAGGTTCAGCATTTGGGACTATGACCCATCGAGTTCTAGGCCCAGTAGGTTTATACCATCTGACCCTGTTATGGGATATTAAAGGTAAAGAATGGCACAACAGCAAGATCCACAATACACAGATGATGACTCTCTAGGTCTTAATGACGTAGAGGATCAGTATCAAGAAGACCTCTTTGTGTCTCCCCTTGTATCTTTCGTTCAGGAAAGGTACACAAAGGCGGAGGATTCTCGCCGTATTGACGAGGAACGCTGGCTTCGTGCCTACAGAAACTACCGAGGGATCTACAGTCCTGACGTTCAGTTCACAGAAGCTGAGAAATCCCGTGTATTTATCAAGGTAACCAAGACAAAGACTCTGGCTGCGTACGGTCAGATCGTAGATGTCCTGTTTGCCAACAACTCTTTCCCCCTTAGTGTCGAACCTACGACACTGCCAGAGGGTGTGGTCGAGGATGTAAGCTTTGATCCCAACGAACAGAAGGTTCGTGACGCAGTTCCTGACTACAGCCCATATGGATTTAAGGGTGATGGTCGTGAATTCCCTGCCGGTGCTACGCTCAAGACCCTTGAAGAGCAGCTTGGCCCCCTGAAAGAAGAACTATCAGGTATTCAGAACCTGAACGAAGGCCCGGGGGTCACGCCTACAGCAGTTACCTTCAGCCCAGCAATGATTGCTGCGAAGAAGATGGAGAAGAAGATCAAGGATCAGCTTGAGGAGAGCAATGCCTCCAAGCAACTCCGGTCTGTAGCCTTCGAGATGGCCCTGTTTGGTACAGGCATCATGAAAGGCCCGTTCGCCGTAGACAAAGAGTACCCCAACTGGGCAGAAGGTGGCGAGTATGACCCCGTCATCAAGACAGTTCCCTCCACATCCCACGTTAGTGTCTGGAATTTCTACCCAGATCCTGATGCCGCCAACATGGATGAGGCCCAGTTTATCATCGAGCGTCATAAGATGTCTCGTGCCCAGCTTCGTGCTTTGAAAAAGCGGCCCATGTTTCGCAGCCAAGTCATCGATGACGTGATCCAGCAGGGAGAGTCATACGTCAAGAAGTATTGGGAGGACGATCTTAGCGATTACCAGACCAATCATGGCGTAGATCGCTTTGAAGTGCTGGAATACTGGGGCACTGTGGACACACAGATGCTGGAGGACTACGATGTCCGTATTCCAGAGGACTTCTACGGCTCGGATGAGTTGCAGGCAAACATCTGGGTGTGTAATGGCAGAATCCTGCGACTGGTTCTGAACCCATTCAAACCCTCCCGCATCCCTTACCATGCTGTTCCCTACGAATTGAACCCCTACTCGTTCTTCGGTGTGGGTATTGCTGAGAACATGGACGATACGCAGACCCTGATGAACGGCTTCATGCGTATGGCTGTAGATAACGCCGTACTGTCCGGCAACTTGGTCTTTGAAGTAGATGAGACCAACCTAGTACCCGGGCAGGATCTGTCGATCTACCCCGGCAAAGTTTTCCGCCGTCAGGGTGGGGCACCCGGTCAGGCTATCTTTGGTACCAAGTTCCCCAACGTCTCTAACGAGAACCTACAACTGTTCGATAAAGCCCGTATTCTGGCTGACGAA